GATAACAGAACCATAATAAGTATAAAGACTAAGAATGTATCAGTAGTTATAGATAAGGAATAATTATGCCAGTATAGTTAAGTTGATTATTGAATGGGTTATAGAAAACTATATTAGAAACTTGCTTAAATAACGGAATAGACGTTCACAGAACTTTACACTTTACAGAATGAGGAATAAATAAAAATGGAAATTTCATCAACCGGCCCAATAGCGCATAGAAGATTTACTTTAGATAAAAAATGTCACTCTAATGTTAATCACAAGCACAATTATGACCATACAACGATAGTTATAAATGGAAGAATTGAAATAACGGTTAAAAAAGAAAACGGGTCAGAGTCTAAAAAAGAATTTGTTGCTGGTGAACTTTTTGAAGTAGCAGCAGAGCAATCACACACTATCAAAGCTCTTGAAGACAATAGTGTTTATCTTTGCGTTTTTTCTCATAGAGATTTTAAAGGTCTTGTAACTCAAAAGTACATAGGAAACAATGGAGCCTACATCTAATGCTTTACGATTTATTGATTAGATTAGCGTCAAAAAACGCTCATCATATAGACAGTCAGTGTAAGTGTTTAGAAAGGGGTGATATTGTTGACTTGAAGCCAAGCGAAGGTGCTTGGTGGACACAACGAGAGCTTTCTAAACCTGAGTGGCTAATTATAAAAGCACAAATCACAGAAGACCTAGCTTTTTCGTTAACCGCTCCGCAAAACCCTCCAGACCAAACAAAAGAATACCTAAGACTAAAAAGAAGAGAAATACATCTAGACTTAGGGATGTTGGGTATTCAGGAACAAGAAAGGCTAGAGTCTGTAAACAATTATGAATATTCAACTGAGGAAATAATTAATTCCATTATTATTAAAGAAAGAATTTTAGAAGAGGATGAAGTATAATGCCTACAGAAGTTATATCTACAATCGGAGCTACATCTTCACCAATAACTCCAGACTATAGTTCTATACAGGCTTGGGAAGACGATATACCCAGCGACCTAACAACCGCTGACGAGATTCATATTGGTGAATGTTTGGACCAAGGAAATCTTGATGTTATCAGTATAGATGGTCAAACTACAGATTCCACTAGATATATAGTACTGCGATGTGCTACTGGGGCTAGTTTCAAGGATAAGACTGGAGTCAGAGATGGTAAATTAAATTACGATGATACCGATGGTGTTAAATGTGAATCTGCTAGTCAGCATGTTATAGGCACACCGTATACAAAACTAGAAGGCTTGAAGATATGTAGAACTACATATATTTCATATTGCTTAGATGCGGGTGGAACATATCATAATCAAGATATAAATCAATGCATCATAAAGGGCGGTGTTCGTAATTTGGGTGGACCATCAATCTATAGCTTTCCTGACAATAACTCTGTAATAAGAAATAGTTTGGTCTACCATCCTAACTCCCTTGTTGGCATAGCGACAAACGGAAGTATTATTAACTGTACAGTGCGTGGGTCCATATTTTCTGCATACAGTCTAGCTTATGTTAGGAACTGCTTGGTTTTCGGTCAGTCCGCTAGCCAAGGGTTTTCAACGGGGGAGACATACACTGGATCTGACTACAACGCTACAGATCAAAGTGATGGGTCAACGGGTAGCAACAACCTGTTGTCGCTGAACATGTCTAACGAAATCGAAAGCACTACGGATGACTTTCGGCCAAAGATAACAGGAAGTTTAAAAGCTGGAATTGTAGACGCTGCAACAGCCGTGGATATAACGGGCTTCACCCGAAGCTCCAACCCTTACATCGGCTGCTTTGAGCTTGAAGAACTGGGTGGCACTCACGTTTACAGAACTTTATTGGGAGTAGGATAATGCCAACAGGCTTAGGTGACGAATTACTATGGCTGTGTCCATCTTTGGACGACAGTCCGAATGACCTATCTGGAAACGGAAACAATGGCACTTATCTAAACGGAACAGCCACTGTTGCGGATTCCGACCCCACTTACGGGGGTAGTCGAGCTTATAACTTTGACGGGACTGATGACGGGATACGGATATATGACAATGGCGTAAACGGCGGCGGAGGCCCTGCTGACTTCATGGGTGACGGAACGTTCAGCGTGTCAGCGTGGGTGAAGATCAGAAATATCAACACTGGGGCTAAAGCGGGGCCGATGTGGGGGACTAGACAGAGAGGCGGATACTACGGCTATGCCGGTGGTATGCTGCCACTGTCCAATAATGGCACTTGGCGTTACTACTTCTCAAGGCAAGACAACTTCACCAACGATCAGGACACATATCTCCCAAGTCCTGCGCAGGACACGGACTGGCATCACTTTTGCTGGGCATCCACAGGGGGAACTGCAAAGCTCTATGTCGATGGTGTGTTCGTTACTGACATCGGCAACGGCACTGTGCCAACGCCTCAAGAGATGACATCTCTCTACTTTGGTATAGGTAGAAACTTGGACTACCTAGACGGCAAGATGGACGACATCCGAGCATACGACAGGCCGCTAACACAACAAGAGATAGAACATCTCGCTTCTTCTCGCGGGATTCTTGGAAAACCGGGCGGCACTCACGTTCACAGAACTTTATTGGGTGTAGGTTGATTTTAACCTTGATTTTTTCCAGATTTGAAACTATAATACACTATCTACTAAACACTTTACAGGATGAGGAATAAATTAATGTCATTGAAGTCCCTTATGGATTATACTTTTGTCAGCAAGTACGCACGATGGATACCGGAAAAGAAAAGAAGAGAAACTTGGAATGAAGCAGTAGATAGGGTCAAGCAGATGATGCTTGATAAATATGCAGATAAACCAGAAGTAAAAGAAGAGATTGAGTGGGCATACGAGCAAATGCGCAAAAAGCGTGTGCTTGGTAGTCAACGCGCTCTACAATTTGGCGGTTCACCAATCTTTAAACACAATGCACGAATGTATAATTGTATTGTATCTTATTCAGACAGGGTGAGGTTCTTTCAAGAGTGTATGTATCTACTTCTTTGTGGATGCGGCACTGGGTTTAGCGTACAAAAACATCATATAAATAACCTACCAGACCTACTACCTAAAAAAGAAGGAAGTAAGAAATATGTTATACCTGATACAATTGAAGGGTGGAGTGATGCTGTCGGAGTCCTCGTATCAAGTTATTTTGATCAATTTGTTGATGAAGAGTTGTTTGTAGAGTATTCTGGCAAGAATGTTAACTTTGACTATAGTGAAATTCGTCCTGCTGGATCATATCTTAAATCTAGCGGAGGCAAAGCGCCCGGACCAGAACCACTTAAAAAAGCACTCACAAACATTAGGAAGATTTTAGACAAGGCATTAAAAGATGGACAAACAAAACTCTCAGCCATCCAAGCTTACGATATTGTTATGCACACCGCTGACGCTGTTATTAGTGGTGGTGTTCGCCGTAGTGCTACCATTTGCGTCTTTAGCCCTGATGATACTGAGATGGCAACAGCTAAGACAGGAACTTGGTTCATTGACAATCCGCAAAGAGGAAGATCCAATAACTCAGCACTTCTACTCAGGGACGAAACGACTAAAGAACAATTCTCAGAATTGATGAAGTCCGTAAAAGAGTTTGGCGAGCCGGGATTTGTTTGGTCTGACAGCACAGAATTGTTAGTAAACCCCTGTGTGGAAATTGGAATGTGGCCTGTTTGTGAAAAAACAAAAGAGTCAGGATGGCAGGCATGTAATCTCAGTACAATCAACTGTGCGAAAATCAAAACAGAACAAGACTTCTTTGACGCTTGCCGCGCTGCTACAATTATTGGTACGTTGCAAGCAGGGTTCTCAGAATTTGAATACCTTGGCGGCGCGTCTGAAAGAATTATTGCAAGAGAAGCCTTGCTGGGCGTTAGTATGACTGGAATGATGGAGCAACACAACATTTGTCTTGACGAAACATCGCAAAAGAGAGGTGCTTCCATAGTAAAAAAGACAAACAAGAAGATTGCAGAACTCATCGGTGTAAACCAAGCGGCTAGAACTACTTGTATTAAACCAGAAGGTACGTCAAGCTGTATCCTTGGAACATCTAGCGGTATTCACCCGCACCACGCGAAGAGATATATTCGTCGCGTCCAAGCCAACAAGATGGAGCCTATCTATAATTACTTTAAAGAAATTAATCCTAGAGCATGTGAAGAAAGTGTTTGGAGTAATAACGATAGCGATGATGTTGTTGGGTTTTGCGTAGAAGTTCCAGATGGAAGTAAAACAAAGAATGCAGTAGATGCTATCCAGCTATTAGATTATGTAAAGTCTACACAGAAAAGTTGGGTTCTGAACGGTACTAACCCAGAATTATGCACTCAACCTTGGTTAAACCACAACGTAAGTAATACTATTAATGTTAAACCAGAAGAGTGGGACGAAGTAGAAAGATATATATTTAAGAATAGAAAATACTTTTGTGGTATTTCCTTACTTCCTATTTCTGGAGACAAGGACTATCCCCAAGCGCCATTCACCACAGTGTACTTACCAAGCGAACAGGTTGCTCACTATGGGGATGCTTCTCTGTTTGTAAGCGGTCTTATCGAAGTTGCGCTAACCCTCTGGGAAGACAATCTGTGGACAGCCTGCGACAGTCTTCTTGGGGTAGGAGAAAAGCTTAAAGGTAACGGTAAGAAAGAATGGGGAGACAGATGCAAGAAGTTTGCTGATAAATACTTTAAGGGAGATCTAAGACAATTGACATATTGCATGAAAGATGTGTATAATTGGAAGGAGTGGGTTG